CCAACTATGAGAGGTGGACTTCCAACAGGAGCAGGATCAGGACGTGTAAACGGACTACTTGTACCCGCTGGATCAACTAGTGTTTATGACCAAATCCTTGGTAAAAACGCTAAGAGACCTTTCCTACATGTTAGATATAGAGCTTCAGAAACTGAAGACAGACGTTACAAAACTTGGATTACTGGTTCAGCTGGTGGTGCAAGAACAAGTGATGTTGATAACATGCAAGTAAACTTCTTGTCTGAGAGAGCTGTTTGTACTTTAGGTGCTAACAACTTCTTTATCTTCCAAGAATAGTACACTACTTTAATGGGGGTGTAACAGCCCCCATTATTTTTATTATAAACTTTAAATCTAATCAAATGAATACCAGTACAAAATATGTAGATAAAATCTACAAGCTTACAAGAGAAACAGCACCTTTATCCTTAATCTTAGCGTCAAGACATACACAGAGATTTCCTCTGTTGTGGTTTGATGAAGAAACAGGATCCAACAAAGCATTAAGGTATGCTAGAAATCAGAACTCACCTTTTCAAGACGAACAAGATAACAATGCTATTTTAGAGCCTATTGTTTTTGAAAATGGTTTTTTAACAGTTCCTAAAAATAATCAAGTACTTCAGAAGTTTTTAGAATACCACCCTGGTAAAGGGCGTGTATATGTAGAAGTGGACAAAGCTAAAGATGCTGCACAAATTGTAGAAGAGTTAAATGCTGAAGTTGATGCACTTATAGAAGCTAGACAACTTAGTGTTGATCAAGTGGAAAACATAGCTAGGGTTATATTTCAAATAGATATAACAACAGTAACAACAGCGGAGCTAAGACGAGATATATTAGTCTTTGCTAAAAATCAACCACAAGATTTTTTACTTTTATTAAAAGATCCAGCGTTAAAACTAAATTCTAAAATACAGTTATTCTTTGACAAAAAGTTACTTCAATTTAGAAATAGCAATAAAGAGGTTTGGTTTAATACTCCATCCAATAAAAAGAAAATGCTAAACGTTCCTTATAAGGAAGATCCCTACTATATCATTGCATCTCATTTTCAATCAGATGAGGGATTGGAAGCGTTAAAGCATCTATCTAATCTAGCAAAAAACGTATAATTCTAGCGTTTTTATTTTTTGTATATTTGTTTTTTGTTTAACCCATAAATTTTTTAACATGGCAAAATATATTACATTCGATACTGCAAGTAACGGAAATGTCCACCTTGCAACAGATGATATTCTTTATGCAGAAACTACAAGTTCAACTGCTGGAACAATCTTTTTAAAAGGCGGTAGCCACAAATTTACTGTTACTGGTACAGGTTTAACTTCAGGTTTTGCAGCAAATGTAAACGCCGCATTAGTTAACGCAGCTGAAACAAGTTGGACTAACGCAGTAGTTCCTGTAAGTACCTCAGGCGGGCTTTTGGTATTTACAAGCGTAGCAGTAGCGACTATTTAATACTACCTTTTTATTAGGTACTAGAGAGAGGTCAGGTAAAACTGACCTCTTTTTTTTTTACTTATCTTTGTAAAAAGACTACTAATGATAAATTCTGTAAGAAATACAGTTTTAGCAATAATCAACAAAAACAATTACGGTTATTTATCACCTAATGATTTTAATTTATTTGCTAAACAAGCGCAATTAGATTTATTCGACGAATATTTTTTTCAATATAACCAACAGATAAACGAAGAAAACGCAAGACTTTCTGGTACAGGATATGCAGATATAAAAAAGGGATATGAAGAGGTTATTGATACTTTTTCAGTAACCAGTACCTTAACGCAGAATGCTGCTAATGTATACTTCTTACCATCTGCAGCTACAACCGGATCTGATTATTATCTAATAAATGAAGTTAGATGTTCTAGTGGCGGTATTTTTAAGGGTATTTCGGAGCTAGTTTCTAATAATAAAATAACTTCACTTAATGCTTCGAACTTAACTGCACCTTCTGTTATGTTCCCAGCATACACGCAAGAAGCGGGGTCTATTACCATATACCCATCAACATTCAATGGAGCGAATGATGTCGCCGCACAATACATAAGATACCCTAAAGACCCTAAATGGACTTATCAAACTATATCAAACGGGGAACCATTATTTGATCAAAGTCAATCTGATTTCCAAGACTTCGAACTTCCTTTAGACGATGGAAATGATTTAGTTTCTAAAATATTACAATACGCTGGAATATCAATAAGAGAGGCAGATGTATTCAAATTTGGTCAAGTAGAGGAACAAACACAAAACCAAGAACAATAATTATGGCATACGTAGATCAGAAAAAATATTATACTAATGATGGAGTTGCACCAACAGATTTAAATTGGGGGTCATATCAGTATGTAAGTTTGACGGATATTGTAAACAATTTTTTATTGATGTATAGCGGAAATCATTCGTTAATAAATAATGTTAATCGATTTAAAATATTATTTCACGCTAAAAGAGGCATACAAGAATTAAACTATGATGCATTTAAAGAAATAAAATCATTACAACTTACAGTGTATTCAGATTTGAGATTTGTTTTGCCTTCGGATTACGTTAACTGGGTTCGTATATCTTTATTTAAAAATAACACCATAAGACCTTTGCTTGAAAACATTCAAGTTCAATCTGCACTATCATACGTTCAAAGCGCTACATCTACTTTTACTTACGATGCGGATGATAATGTTAACACTCAAGCATCAAGCTTAGATACGGCTAGAACTGATGGTTCATTAAATAGTATATACCTAAACCAAGCAAATCTTGATCAAGATAATAATCCACCTTACAATGAAGATTTTTATGATACGCATATAGGAGCTCGCTACGGCCTTAATACCGAGACAGCAAACATGAACCCTACCTTTACTATAGATAAGAAGGCAGGGGTCATTAACTTTAACTCTACAATGGCGAATGAGCAGTGTATATTGGAATACATATCTGATGGAATGGAGGGAGGAGATGATTCTTTAATTACTGTAAATAAATTATTTGAAGATTATATCTACGCGTATATTAAATATTCTTTATTAAACGGTAAGTTTGGAGTGCAAGAATATATTGTTAATAGAGCACGAAAAGATAAAACCGCACTACTTCGTAATGCAAAAATACGCTTGAGTAATATTCACCCCGGTAGGTTATTGATGAATATGAGGGGTGAAAATAAGTGGATAAAATAAGATGGCACGGACACAACGAAATTTTATTGCTGGCCGAATGAATAAAAGCCTTGATGAAAGGCTTATACCAAATGGCGAATATGAAGATGCTCTCAATGTAAGATTGGGATCGACTGAAGCATCAGAAATTGGTTCTGTAGAAAACGCCAAAGGGAACACCTTACTTACCAATTTATTTTTTTTAGATATACAATCATTAAGTACAAAAGCTCGTTGCATAGGAGCATTTGAAGATAGTGCTAATGAAACTATTTATTGGTTTGTCCATGATCCAGAATTTACTCTTTCAGATACGGGTAAATGTGATATGATTTGCTCATTCAATACCACTACAACAAATGTAAATTATCACGTGGTAAGTACCGATGATGGAAGTGGTGTATTAACAACATTAAACTTTAGCCCTACAAATTTAATGACGGCTGTAAGCAGAGTGGGAAACTTTTTGTATTTTACTGATAATTTCAATCCCCCTAGATTTATAAACGTCAACAATAGCTACCCAGAACCTTTATTGAATGGAACGCCACCAACAAACTCTACGGCATTGTTTAAATTTAAAGCGCAAAAAATATTAGTTGCACCAAATGAATTTATAGGTTTTCATCAAGGTACTCTATCTGGATGCCCAACAAGTACGCCAGGTTTTGGCCTAGGCATAACCCCCACCACTACACAAATCCCATTACCAGGAGTTGATTGCTATACTGCAGGGGCCGATAGTGTTACAAAAGGATTTGCAGTACAAGGAAATAATACAGCAAATGGTTTAGCGTTTACACAGTTTTCAACTAATAAAAGTACAGGTATCACCACTATAGGGTTAATCAATGCAAGCACTCTGACAAACCCTGGAACCTCTTCAATATCAGGCACCATTAGTGGTGATGACGGGAATTCAGGAACTTATACAGCTAATTATTCTGTATCTACTTCTTATACAGATGGTAACGGCGATACCCAACAGCCTGAATCGACAGGTGCAGTAACAATAAATGGAATAACATTAACGGAAAACGTAACATATACACTCACATAGATTATGGCTGCTTATATAGATCAATTTTCTGCAGAATCTTTACTGGTTATTAAAAAACCACCGGTAGCAGCACCTGTTATTGTTCCGTTTAAAGCAGTTAGTGAAAATAATTTTTTAGAAGATAGGTTTGTATGCTTTGCTTATAGATACCAATACGAAAACGGTGAATACTCAGCAACCTCTCAGTTTAGTAATGCTGCATTTACAGCAAAACCTTTTAAGTTTAGCGTTGACAGTTATCTTAATGAAGGAATGATTAATGCATCTAATGCTGTCACAATTACTTTTAATTCTGGAGGCTCTCTTGTAAAAGGAATAGAGTTGTTATTTAAAGAGTTTAATGACCCTACAATAAAAGTTATAGAAAATTTAAATAAATTAAACTTAGGGATAGGTAATAATGAATTAACAACGTATACGTTTGATAATCAAAAAATATTTACTGTACTACCAGAGTATGAAATATTAAGGATTTATGATAACGTTCCATTATTAGCAAAGGCCCAGACACTGATGGGCAATAGATTAGTCTATGGTAATTATGTAGAAGGATATAATTTAATTGACCGATTTAGCAACCCTATTCGATTAAACTATGAAACCACTCTAAAGTCAAGTTCTATTGATGTTGAAGAGATATCTTCATCTCTAGTTAATGGGGGATTTGATTTTGGCGGCTACTTAGTTGTTCCAGACTCAGAAGTTTTGTTGGAGATAGACCCTACGCTTTTAGTAGCTGGCTCTTCCATTACTTGGAGTATACAAATAGAACATTCTTCTTTTCAAGGTCAAACACCTTTTCCTGCTGAAACAACTACATCTCGAAACTTAAGTTTTACATATGTCCTGCCACAAGCATTTTCATCCGTTTACGAATTATCACAAAGTACTGATTTTGTTTCAAAAATAGGATCTTCTACTAATATTCAAACAGTGGCTAATTCATGTAATGGCACGACCTTTACTGATATATTTAATTGTGCAATACCAAATCAATTAGATGCGTATTTCAAAAAAGAAAGTGGAATATCAGCGGCTGATCAACCCTTTCAAATATTTGCTTCTACGAATAATAACTTTTTAGGTATTCAGATTTTAGCAATGCAGTTTGTGGATAATATAAATACCCCTACACAAACTTTCTATGAGTACTATACTATCTTATCTTCTTCAGTATCTTACTCAAGCTCCTCTAATAATTTTTCTTTACATAGCAATAGAGGATATGAGATCGGCATTGTTTACATGGACGATTTTAATCGATCATCAACCGCCCTTGTAAGTCCTGATAATACTGTTCATGCATCATGTGCAGATTCTGTAACAAAAAATACTATTCAAGTTACAATACCAGGAGGGTTAACAACTCCCCCTCAAATAGCGCCTTTTTGGGCGACAAGGTATAAGTTTGTTATTAAGCCAGATAAAACAACTTATGAAACTATATATACAAATGTATATTTTGAGGATCCCGATACCTTCGCAGCATATTTTTTATTAGAAGGAGAAAATGCAAATAAAGTTCAAGCGGGCGATAGACTTATAGTTAAAGTCGATACAGTTGGACCAACAAACACATGTACATTTACCACTGTTTTAGAGAAGGAAAATAAAGCATCTCAGTTTCTTGAGATAGATAATCCTTTAGATCCTACGGGAAATAAAGTAGCAGTTCCATCTGGAACATACATGAAGTTAAATCCAAACAATTTTTCAATTCAAAACAGTGAGGAAGTTGGAGGTAACTTTATCTCATATCCTTCAATAGTTGCGATCAGTGGAAATAGTAATGGTTATCCATGCGCAAATTTTCCCGTAACTGTAAAAAACCCTGTAACCACCGGATCTCCAATTGCTAATGTTGACTATACCATTCCAGAAGGAAGTACTATTAGGTTTAATTATACTAATTTTAGGGCTGGAAGCTCAGAGCAAAATCCAAGAATAGATTATAAATATGAAGATGAAATAGTAGCGACGGCTTTATATTCTAATTTTAAAGCATTTTTTGAAGGAGAGAATGTGATAGATAGAATTAATTCTGTTGGCGTTTCGTGTAATGGTTGGCCGCCAAACGAGTGTAATGATCCAGAAAATACTAATATTTATGTTAATACTTTATATGAGCCTTCCCCAGCAGCCGATCCTGTAAACTTTCTAACAGGAACTACTAATACACAAATAAGTAGTGCTGAAAACATAAATTACTGGAGATTTGCAAAAAACACCGATACAGGTGAAACCTTTTTAATGGCTACAGGAACAGTAGGTTCTAGTCCTAGTACTGCAGTAGTTGCACTGCAAATAGAAGTGGTTCGACGTGAAACAAGTATTGTTTTTGAAACTCTACCTCAAGACGCATTACCTGACGTATGGTACGAAAATGACAAGTCATTTGCCATTGACAACCAAGGGCAACATTCGGGAGATGTGCAAAACCAAGTTATAAACTTTCAAAATTCTGTTCAGCCGATTACACCTCAAGATGCAATAGTAGACACTGGTTTTAGTAATTGTATTTCTTTTGGTAATGGGGTTGAAAGTTATAAGATTAGAGACTCTATAACAGGTAAGGAAATTAATTTTGGAAATCGTGTCAGCACAACCTCATCTCAAGTATACAAAAAAGCTCATAGGTTTGCAGATTTAACTTACAGTGGTGTATTTAATGATGAATCCAATGTAAATAAACTTAACGAATTTAACCTTGGTCTGTTAAACTTTAAGCCTTTAGAGGAGTTGTATGGACCTATAGAAAGGTTACATGCTAGAAGAACTGATATACTTACCTTACAAGAAGACAAAATATCATATGTACTCCAAGGTAAAGACCTACTTACGGATGCTGGAGGAGGCGGAGCTTTAACTTCCGTGCCGACAGTTTTAGGTCAGCAGATTGCTAGAGATGAAGAGTTTGGTATTAGCAATAACCCTGAAAGTTTTGCTGTTTTTGGATCAGATAAATTTTTTACAGATTCAAAAAGAGGGGCAGTACTGAGACTTCGAGGAGGAGAATCAGGTACAGAATCTCTTTCAGTTATTTCTGAAGCGGGGATGCGTAGTTGGTTTAGAGACTTTTTTGTAGATACCATAGGTAATCAAAAGCTTGGCGGTTATGATCCTTACATGAATGAGTATGTATTGGCTACAAACGGACAGTCAATACCAGCCTTTGAAAACTGTTTATTATGTGGAGTTACAGAAAATGTATTGGTAAGTCCAGGAGAAGAAACTATCTACTGTGTAAATGTCACTCAAGAGGTAGGAACAGTTCGTGTTGATTATGTAATACCTAATGCAGAAGAAAGCGGTATAATAACAGAACCTAATACTCCAAGTGTTGGAAATGGCTTACAAGATGTCATAACAGAACAAGGATTAAATATGGTTACACAACGCACTAGTTCAGGTGTTGGATATGTAATTGAGGCTATATACAATAATGTAACGTATACTACGGGTGTGGTGTATGTTAGTGGTTTTATAGATATTCCTAAAAATAACGTTGATGCAACGGAAGTTACAATAATTGTTACGACTACCTCGGTGACTCCCGATACAATTCAAATCACAACATCATGTCCAATACAAAATATTTTGAATGTATATAATATAGCTATAACAAGTAGTAATGAAGCTGGGCAGTTTATTCATAATCAATATTCATGGATTGACGGAACCTTCTCTTCTCCACTACATTCAAATCAAATAACATTTTCTTCAGATACTTCTTCTGACCCTATTGTATCTCAATATAGCAAGGTTTCGGGAGCAATTGGTTCTGGAGTTGTACCTAGTGAAGGCGCTACAGTAAATATAATAAGTAATAAGTTAGCGACAGATGACTATGTTTTTGATAATTCTACAAATCAATTTAGATATTTAAGAACAGATACATCTTATTCAAATAACTCAATTGAAATACTAGGCCTAATTAATGACTCTAATTTAGCTTCACCAATTGTAACAAGTGGTGATGAAAATTATGCACAATTTACTATGCCTAATAACACGGGTAGTAACTTGTATTTAATTTGGGATTATAGAAACCCCACACAAGCATTATTAAATTTCAATACATCCTCAGCTAGAAATGCGTGCTGTGATTCATTGCCTGTAGGTCCAGTTATTCCATGTAATACTGCAACAGGTTACAGTGGAGGTCCAGCATTCCCAGATGTACAGGTCATTGAGTTAGGGGCGACCACAGGCGTGGTTGAAGTGACATGTGAAGCATATGATGTCCCAGATAAGTTTATTGTTGAGTTTGACGGTGTAGAGGTTATAAACACAGGATATCGAGGACTTACAAGTCTTCAAGGCCAACTAAATACAGCTTTGGCTGATAAAGGTCTTCCACCAGAAACCATCACATCACCTGGTTTTGTTGTCGCAACATTTAATAAAACAACATCAACAACAACAGCAATATTAAAAGTTTTTGCACCTTTGTCGGGCACAGCTTGGCGAGTAACAGCCGGATGCCCAGTATAAAATAAATTAATTATGGCAGTAGGAACATATTTTTTTGATACCGCAACGTTTACGAACGCATCAACTGTATATACAGATCAAGGATTAACGCAAATTGCACCTGATGGTTATTATTCTGATGATATAATTGTAAGAGAGCAACTAAGCGGTAAATTACAAGTAGCTGAGACGTGTGATTGTGCTACTACACCTGCTCCAACAGCTACGCCTACACCGACAATTACAGCAACACCAGTTCCGACCCCTGCTCCGACTCCATTTCCAACTCCGTCGCCAGGGCCAACCTCTGCACCAACCCCTTTACCAACACCGCCGCCGCCGACGCCAGCGCCGACGCCAGCGCCGGTTGCCGGGTATTACTATAGATTAGTGCCATGTGTGCCTTGTAATATTACAGAGATTAGGTACATGTTCTCTCTAACAGCACTTACTAATAATCAAAGGTATTTAGAAGCACAAACCGGGTGTTATTATACTTATACAGATGATGTAAATTACCCTCCTTTAGTTTCAGTTAATTCTAATTTAATTATTAGCCCATCTGAACTCGAGGGTGAAACATTATGTCCTCCAGTGCCTACAGGTCCTCCAGTAAACAATTACATTATTCGTAAATGTACAACCAATGTAGTCTCTGTATTTTCTACAACTACAAATTATGATCTTTTTACTAGGATGGGTGGGGCTTCTGGTACTTATCGAATAACGGGATCTACTACTGATCCTAATTCATTCCCTAATATAACTGGATTACAGTGTGTTGATGATCAAGGCAGATTAGAATCAAATTCTAATTTTAGTGGGTGTACAATAAATTGTCCTGACAACCAATCATATTTTACCCTTAGGAGATGTAACGACCCTATAAACGCTAATATAGGATCACTTATAACCATGAATACATCTGATTATTTGGAAGCTAGTCCATTCGGTTATCAAACAGGCGATGTAGTTTACGCGCCTTCTACTGGCAAATGTTATACGATAGGACCAGCACAAACAGGAACAGGAGGCGCAGATGTAGTAAATCTAACTGGGTCTAATAAATTACAAAGTTGTTATGAATGTTCTAATTTTGAAAGTCCTGATTCGGGAATAGAGCAGCCCAATAGCTTTACAGATTTTGACATCCGGCCTTTTTAAATTAAATTAAATGAAATCAAATGGAATCTATATTTATTCAAATCGCGAGTTATCGCGACCCAGAGCTAATACCCACAATTGATGATTTATTAGCTAATGCAAGTAATCCAGATGCATTAACTATATGCATTGCACATCAGCACAGCGAGGAAGATCAGTGGGATACACTAGAAAAGTATGCTGATGATGGAAGGTTTATTATTATTGACATACCCCACAATGAATCACTCGGAGCGTGTTGGGCAAGAAATCAAATACAGCAACACTACGACGGTCAAAAATATACCCTTCAGTTAGACTCACACCACAGATTTATAAAAGGGTGGGATAAGGAGTGTATAAAAATGCTCAAAGATTTACAGAAAAAAGGCCATGAAAAACCTTTGCTTACAAGTTATATTTCTTCTTACAATCCAGAGAATGACCCTGAAGAAAGGCAACAAACCCCATGGGGGATGTCTTTTGATAAATTTACTCCTGAAGGTGTAGTGTTTTTTTTACCTTATCACATGGGTAATGATTACACTGAACCAATAAAAGCTCGGTTTTATTCAGCTCATTTTGCTTTTACGGTAGGAGATTTTTGCAAGGAAGTTCCTCATGATCCAATGTTATATTTTCACGGTGAAGAAATAACTATAGCAGTTAGAGCTTACACTCATGGGTATGATTTGTTTCACCCCCATAAAATTATTGCATGGCATGAGTACACTAGAAACGGAAGAACAAAACATTGGGATGACGACAAGACGTGGGGGGAAAAAAATAATATAGCTCACCACCGCACGAGGAATTTACTTGGAGTTGATGGAGCCGTGTGTTCACCGTGCAATAAAAAAAGTTTTGAAGGTTATAATGTAGGGGAAGTTAGGTCTATTTCAGATTATGAGCTTTATGCTGGATTAAGATTTAAGGACAGATCTGTAACTGAATCTTGTAAATCTAATAAATTGCCTCCCGGAAACTCCACCGAAATCTATATGCCTAGATTTAAGCAAATTATTAATTTTGACGCATCAGTATATAAACAAAATGATTATGATTTTGCAGCTCTTATACTTAAAGATTTCGAGCATAAGGAAATATATAGAAAAGATTATGTTGATTTTCAAAACATTTTAAATAAACCTACTATAGAAATTAAAGAAAATATAAAAACTCCAAGCCATTGGTTGTTGTGGGGCTATTCCAAAAATAAGGGTTGGGCAGAAAAGATAGAGGGTTCTTTATGAAAATTAACTTAACAAATAAAATCGTATTTTTGCTAACATGGCTGTAGTACAATATTGTGGGCAAAGAATAGAAAATCCAGAAAGAACCGGGGAGAGATATGAATCGGCGGTTGGGACTTATGTTGTAGGAAATAGAACCTCAATTAATATACCTACAGATTTAGTTTTTAGTGGAACCAATAGACCATATGTAAATGCTAGGTGGGATTCTGGGGGTCAATACAGTTCACAAAGTACAGGTCAAATAAGTGTAGCAGGAGTTTTGCTAGACGCCAATGGTATTGAGGCTATAAGATTTTATCCTGAAAGACCTTTTGGTGCAACCGCCACACAATATAATAATGACGTCACTGAGTATAGTTATACCACTGGAGGAACTTTGCCCGCTGGTAATTATGACATCTTAACTTTTGAGATTGATGATCCCACCAATAATTCTTATGGAAGTGGGCAGATATGTATAAGGGGAGAAGAAGCTGCTACGTCCCCGCCTTTACCAACAGCTACATTTGTTCCCACCCCTTCACCAACAGCTACGCCTGTACCTACTCCAACAGCTACACCAGAACCCACACCAACACCTTCTCCCACTCCCATACCCGCCAACCCTGTTCCTGTTCCTCTTTTGCCATTGGGGCCTCAGTATACCTTGACCTATAGCGAAAACTCTAAGGGATGGCCATCTTTTTATTCTTACAATCCTGACTACATGATTGGGATGAATAATTTCTTTTACACATTTAAGGGTGGGAATTTATATAGACACAACACAAACAACCTAAGAAATAACTTTTACGGAAGACAATACAACTCAACAATTACAAGTGTAATAAATGAACTTCCCATCGTAACTAAACTGTTTAAAACAATAAACCTACAATCAGATGAACCTTGGACGGTGACATTAAAAACAGATATTCAAGGTGGCGGATTCATAAGCAACGAATGGTTTGAGTTAAAGGAAGGCTCATGGTATGCAGATATTAAAAACACAACACAAGCCCCTACCGTAATTTCAAATTTTGCATCTAGAGCGATTAATGGCATAGGTCGTGCAAGCGCATTCAGTGGTTTACCATCAGCTAGACAATTTGATTTCTTATCAAGCCCAACAATTAATATTGGATCTATACTTAGCGTTGGAGACTTTTTGTATTGCAACAATGAAGTTACTAATACCCCACAATTCGCAGGTAGAGTGACACAGGTAAATATAGATTTAACCCAAAACATAAATAATATTATTATTGATGCTACTATTAATGGAGCCGAAGACCCTACGATTGGAAACCCTTACGTAATAGGAGTAAAGAATAACACGGCTGAGTCTTATGGTCTTCTCGGACATTTCTGTAGATTTCAAATCGTAAACACGGGACCTTCCCCAACGGAGCTCTTTGCTGTACAAGCTGAGATCATGAAAAGCTATCCATAAAAAATAGTATCTTTGTTAATGTATGGAGTTTGATATACGAAAACTAAATTCTACTGACTACGAAGAGGTATTAGTTGGTTGGTGGAAGGACTGGGGATGGGAGCCTCCAGCCAAAGACTTTCTACCAGATGACGGCGAAGGAGGGTTTTTAGTATTAGACGAAGAAATTCCTGTATGTGCAGGATTTATATATGTAACAAATTCAAAAGTAGCTTGGGTGGACTGGATTATATCAAATAAAAATTACGACAACAAAAAGAAAAAGCATAACGCTGTAATCCTATTAGTTGACACTTTAACTAATCTAGCTAAGAACTCAGGAAAAAAATATTCATATGCTCTTATAAAACATAAGGGCTTGATTAGAACATACGAGAGGCTTGGATATATTAAAGCAGACAACTACACACAAGAAATGATTAAAGTATTATAGTATGGCAGGATTTACAACAATAGCAACAGGCGTAGGATTAATATCAAACGTGGCATCAACAGTCGGGAGTTTTTCACAAGCTGCAAAGCAAAGAGAAAGACAAAAGCAAGCTGAGATAGATGCTCAAGAAGCAATGGACGCGGCCAAAGCTAAATTGGAAGTTAATTATATGGAAGGTAGATCAATCCAAAAAGAGGCGTACGAACAAGCTAGAGAAGCTGGCCTATCTGGTACCTCTCAAATCGTACAAGCTGCTAGAGAGGGAGAGCAAAGAGGTGCGGCAGTTGGCGCTGGTAGAGCGGCAGTGTTTAATCAAGCAGCTCAAGCACAAGCTCGAACAGCTATGGCCCAAGACCTTCAGAACTTTGAGACTGCAGCGCTAAAAGAAGAGTCTCGACTCCGTGATGCTAGGGCTAATTTAGACTTACGTGAAGTTGCAGGACAACAACAGATTGCCGCTGACGCAAGAGCAGCGGAGCAAGCCGCTAATATGGCAGCCGTCGGCGGATTAGTAAATCTAGGTACACAGGCAATGCAGCTTCCTTCATTGTATGGAAAAGCTGACCCATCTTCTGTTATGGTTGATAATAAAATGGTTTCAAGAAACTTGATTGATCAAGAGGGGCCTGGAATGTCTAGATATTTGACAGGAAATTCAGGCAGTATTATTGATACCCAAACTATATTTCAGGATCCTTTTAAACCTGTTGTGCCGGGTATCTACGGGAACTTCACATACCCAGAAGTAGGTTCTACTTCTTTATCTAGTCAATACGACAGCGTAACAGGCAGACTTAAATAATTAATATGGCACTAGGATACGGGTACGTTAGGGATGCAAAGCCAATGCAAATAAATTGGCAAGAGGTTGGTAAACAAATGACCGACAACATCCAAGCTGAAATAACAGATCGTCAAAACAGAAAAGACGATATTGATAAACAACTAACACAATATAACAAAGACCTCTTAGATCAACCACAGGGGACAAATGCCGAGGTTAACAGGTTTATGGGGGATTTCTCTGCAGACGCAGGAGAAGCCATGAGAAACGCCGAGAGGATGCTTAAAAGCGGTAATCTATCTGAGAGAGACTTCTATAAGTTTAGAGCCAATGCTAATCAAGGTACTGATCTAATGTTTGAAGCTGGGAAAAGATTCAACGAAGGGTATGATGAGTCTATGCGTAGGTTTGCAGATGGTGAAAGCCAATCCAAAGAGAACTGGATGCGCCAACAGACCGAAGGGTTCTTAGCTTTTGCTGACAACGGAGCGTACATCAACCCATTGACGGGCGAGGTAAACGTTGCACGCAGGTACAAAGATGAGAACGGAGAGTGGCAAATATCAACTAAACCAGGGGAGTTTGCCAACGCCTCAGAGCTTGTTCAGCAAGCCTCAGCGAAGTATAATAAATATGATCTGGACGGTTCTATCAATAAAGCTATAAAGGGATTAGGCGCAACGCTGATTAAAGAGAGCAGCGGATTATCAACTAAGCAATTTTTTCAAGCTATACAAGACGGAACTCTAGGGGATAAGGAGCAAGAACTTTTGGACCAAGCTAAATTAAATATGGTGTCATCTTTCACTGCCAACCCTAACCACGTGTCTAGTATCCTTACGGAGAACATGGGATTTGCACCTAATGGTGAAGCTTATACTTTTACGTATGATGAGAATAAGGCGAAAATAAATGAGAACCTTATTCTTGTAAACCCCGACGGTACAAACAACTTTACAACTGCTAACGGAAAAAAACAACTGCAAGCTGCCGAAGCCTATGCATCTGCACAGTTTGAAGCTGGGCTAGGAGGATCCAGAGAAGAGCCAACACCAATGACTGAACAGCAAACAATAGAGAATGAGCTGGCTAAGAGAAGACTTGATTTAGCAGAGCGGCGTTTAAAACGAGATGAGACCGATGAAGATACTGAAGGAAAATCGACTATATTAACTGACGCTCGTAAATATTTAGAAGATAATATTTCTTTGGTTGATTTGCAAAAAGAAGATGATGTTGATGTAATAGATTCTATAAATGATGTTATAGCAGAGTTTGGTATCCAGATAGGCAATCCCATAAACTTAATAGACGGACAAAGTATATTGTTAACACAGGTCAATGATAAGGGCGTTGAAACAAGCGAAGAAATATTCTTACCTAGTGATAAAAATATAGATTTTGGGAAAGACAGGCCATCAGCAGAAGCTTCAAAAGAAAGGATAATTCAATTTATACTTAACAATGTAAAGCTTAGGTCTTTGGGTTCACTAAAAGATAAACTTCAACCTTCAACACGTACAAAAGGAGAATTAGATTAGATCATGGATGAACTAAAAAAACTATTTGACGTATTAACACGTGATGGTTATTACACTAAAAGCTTTGAAGATTTTGAAGTACAATTTTCAAGTCCTGAATATCAAAATAAAGTTTATAACGTAGTATCAAGAGAAGGTTTATTTACTAAATCGCAAGATGATTTTATAAATAAATATACTTTAAAAAAAAAAGAAGATACGGAATTACAGTTGGTGGATGGTTCTTTGGCGCAACCTACGATTCAAGATCCAAATCAAGTTCCAAAAATTGATACCCAACCAGAGGTTGAAACTGCAACTGTAGTTGAAACAACCGATATAGTTCCAGAAGAAGATCCCGATTTACCCATTACTGTAGAGGACATAAGCAAGGATGAAGAGTTTATTGTCCCAAAACTTAACTATAAATTTAAAAATGATGGTTTTGTCTTTGAAGAAACAGGCCTTACAGACAATGTAAAAGTTACTGCGCCTAACAATGAAATTATTACAATAGGTCTTGATGCATTTACTGCAGATCAAAACAGGGAAGAAAGGGATAGGCTCAATAAATTTATCGATGCCAATAAGCAAGACACGCTACAGATAAACAAAGCTATTGAGAAATACGATTACAAAAAAATGATTTTTGAAAATGAAAAGGTCATTCAAGAAAGAATGGATGCTCTGAATGAAGAAGCTAATACCTTTTCAAAAAATCTAAATAACTATTTGTATGAACAAAGTGTTCTGGAAGAAGAGGGCAAGGCTTTACAGGCTTTGTCTGAAGAACAAAGAAGGTTGCAAAAAGAGCGTATAGACAAATATAATCAAGATCTGATTCGCCTTAACAAGAGCAATCAAGAAATACAAAACTATTATAAAGACTTTGAGCTTAGAGAGAAAGCTTTAAACACGTCGGTTGGTCAGTATTACGAGATGAAAAAAAACCAGGGGTCAATGACCGCTGGCCTTGTAGATAGTTTTTTAAGAGGCGCAGGAGAAATAGGAGCAGGTGTTGTTGATATTGCAATAGATATAGGGGGACGAGTTCCAAGAAAAGAAATGACACCAGAAGAAGAAAAAGCTTCTGACATTAGAAAAAAAGAATTAAAACAAAAGATGTTGCCTCCCATCAGAGAGTTTTTTGTTGAAACATTTGGTGGTAAAGATGTATCGGAGCAATGGATGATGGCACAACAGGAGAAGTTTTTCCCTGGTGCTTTTTTAGGATTAGCGCGAAGCTTGCCAGCTTTACTGGCTCCCGGAGGCAAATTTGTTCGGATACCAGCTTTATTTTCACAAGTAAACGCTCAATATCAGGAAGAGTTTAAGGACCTTGATTTAACAGAAGATGAAAAGGCAACCCTTAAAGTTCCATTAGCTATGACTGTAGCTCTATTAGAAAACGTAGGGTTTGGAAACGTTATAAATGAAAATTCTTTTGTAAAGGGTTTATTGTCAAAAGTAATCAAAAAGGTTCCTACTAATGCTTCAGCTTCAGTACTTTCAGATGCCATAAGAAACGAAATAAAAAGCAAGCTAGGAAGAATAGGAGCAAGGCTAACTACTGCAGGTTTAGCAGAGGCAGAAACAGGAGCTCTTCAGGAGGTTGCTGACATATCTGGAAAAGTTTTGTTTGAAGAGCTGAAGGAAAAAGATTTGTTCCAAACACCTGAAGGTGCTACTGAGATACTAAGTGAGATAGCATACGCTGCAGGTCAAGAAGCAGTGGGTGGTTTTGTACTTGGAACATTGCCAGCTATTAGTGATGCCTATGCGGCGAAAGATTTTACAAGGGTTGACAAGGAAGTTTTAGAAATGTTTTTAAATATCAGAAACGATGGTTTTACTAAAAAAGCATTTGTCCAACAGCAGAAACAGAGGATAGAAAAGGGTGAGCTTACAAAGGAAGAAGCGCAAAAAGAATTAGAAAACTTTGACAAAGCAGCAGGACTAGCCAATCAAATACCTTCTGATCTTGACATTGAAAAACAAAAGCAAATATTAGGTCTTCTTGCTAGCAAACAAGAATTACAAAATGAAAAAGCAGACAAAGACCCAGCTACAGTCGGCGGTATTGATCAACAGATACAGAAGATTGACAGTCAAATAGAACAAATCTTGACTCAGGAGCAGACGGTTGAAGAAGCTATTCCAGACTTTGTTGAAGACCAAGGGCAGGAGCAAGATGGCGATACAGAAACCCAGCTGACGGAAGAACAAGAAGATATTGACTCGTTTTTTGGAGAGGAAGTTGAAGAGACCACTGAAACAGTGGCTCCTAATTTAAGCATAAATAGGGCTGGTAATACAGTTGAAAAGGGTGCAGAACAAATACAGAGAGAAAATACTGTTACGAGAATAGCCAGAACAGCGGCAAGTTCAATAAAAAATCTCCTCCCTAACACTAGAATTGTATTACATGAGAATGAATCAGAGTATTTAAAGTTTGCTGCTCCAGGGCGAGGTGAACTTGTTGGCGATACCATACATATAAATCTTTCAAAGGCCACGGGGACTACCGTTCCTCACGAGGTATTTCACGCTGTATTTTTAAATAAAATAAAGACAGACCCAAGGGCAGCAGCGGTGGCCGAGACCATGATGAAGTCGGTCCGTAAATCCTTACCTAATGACAGTGAACTAGCTAGAAGGATAGACACGTTTGCAGAATCATACAAGGATGTAAGCGAGTTGCAGAATGAAGAGAGACTTGCAGAGCTTATTGGAATAATGGCCTCAGAGTATCAGACACTAACCAAACCGCAAAAGAATATTGTAATAAAATTCATTGAAGACCTGGCTAGAACTTTAGGCGTTGATATAAATCTTACTGAGTTTACAAAAACTGACAACGACGTAATTGATTTATTAAATACGTTATCTACAAAAGTTGCGACAGGAGAAGAAATTACTGAGGGTGATGTTGAAATATTAGAAGACGGCACAAACCCGGTCGGAGACCCAACAGAGATAAGAGTGCCGAAGCCACGGCAGCAAATTGAGTTTGAAGAGTCATATCCGTTATCACTTGTCACGCCCGATAAAAGAATTGATATCATCTCTTTGGTAAAGGACATCAATGCCAAAAAACAAAAGGTGTGGTTTTGGGTAGCAGATCAATTAGGTCTTGGAGATTTCCAGGGCATACAATTAGACGCTGGTCCAAGCTATGCTTTTGATGGTGAGGCAGTATGGGCAAGCTCAAAATCCTCTAAATCTATTGATAAAAATATAAATAAATCAGACTATTTATTTATTATTAGCGGTTCTCCTGAACGTAGTTTATTATTTAACAAAAAGGTTTACGATGTTTTTATAGGTAAATTAGGTGATTTCAACACATTTAAAGAAGATGCACTGGCGACTAATCCTATAAAAGCTGTGCGAGAGATTTTAAATAATTTTGATAGTTGGGAGTCTCTTAGGGATAGTCCACAAAGGAAAGCTTTTCTAAATGCAATTGTTGACCAACAGGGTAAACCAAATACAGAATTTCATAAGTTTATAAAATCAAAAGATGGTTTTATAAATCCAAACGATATGCGCGATGGATTTTATAAGGCCAATGATTTCAATATAAATGATGTGATGGTCGTCATAAAACCTACCTCAGCTCGAGATGGGTCACAGCATTCAACATATGATAATGAAGTTTTAGGAGAGGTGTTAGGAGTACCAGATGTCAAGGTAAATGCCTTTGATATTATGCCTCAAGAGATGGTTGATAAATATAAAAAACAACTAACGCAACAAGAAAAGTCACAGGCGGTTGCTCCATATGGCTCAGGAATTAGGGATGTGTCGGAAAGACAAAGAAGGCAGCAGAGAACAATAGAGCAGGTAGCCCAGCAGTATAATATGGACAACCAAGGGTTTATCCCCAAGACGGCTAACCTATCACAGTTGCGTAAAGCAGTAGCGCCATTTGGATTAGAGGCAAGACAGGCTAGAGTGGATCAGTTTGGCAGAGGTGGAGGTTTGTTCCTTGTGCGTAATGGTAGAAAATTTAATCCTTTTGCTCAACCTACCAGAAGAAGACAACAAAGAACACCGGTAGATTATATTAGTGAAGGGAGAGAAGCAGGTTTTAGAGATGAAATAATCGTAGACTATTTACGAAGAGTTCGAAAGTTAAAAGTAAAAGAGATAAAAGATTTAATGGCTATTGACTCCGAATTATTAGGAGCATTACCAGAAAGCTTTAAAAATATTGAAGGAGGCGCAAAAGCTGGACTAAAACTGTTTTTAAAGGTAGAGAAATTTATTCTTAACCAAAACAGATTAAATACAAATAGAAAAAAGAAGCTTACCGATGCGCAAATAATGGATAAGGCAATTGCTTTTCTAGAAAACCAAGTTGAATATAAAAACGAGGCGGATACATTTAAAGTAAAAGGACAAACGAAAGCCCGAAAAACTTTATCTACTAAACAGGCTTTGATGTTGTCAGATCTACAAAAGACATTAAATCAGAGGCCAACTAAAGATATAGCTTTTAAAATTAGAGCTGCTCGAGCGCTTGTCAGGGCAAGATCAAAGGGTCAAAAAGATTTGCAAAAGGTAAAAAGAGAGCTTCGTAATTTTATGCGTAAGACTTTGCCATCCGCGATATTTACCAAAAAAGAAGCGTTACAACTAGTTCAAAAGATTGAGCAGGCTACTAATGCTAATATTGAAAATATAATGGAGGAGGTTATTGATTTAGCTACTGCTAAAAACAATGTTGCTCTGCAAAATCAAATCAACAAAATTCTTACAGGTAAGTATGAGACTGTAGTAAGTGGTAGAAAAAAAGCTATAAAAATAGACCTTGACACGAGAAAAAGAATAGAGGCTATAGTAAAAAATGTATTGCCTCCTACAGCTACAGAGCAAGAGATATCTGATAAAAATGAAGCTTTAAATAGAGAGTTTTTAGAGTTAGCTCAAGACCCTAATCAAGACCCATTTGTTATTAACAAGATGGTTGATCTTCAAATAGCAATCAATCTTAATAATGCCTCTCTTTTAGAAAACACAGACGCCAATAAAACATTGATGTTAGATCAGGCCTTTGACGCATTATCAGGTATGGTGCAGTTTGGTAGATCGGTTCTTAAAGCTCAGATTGAGGCTCAAGCACAAGAATACCGGAGACAATTTGCTGAACTGTACTACGACGTAACGGGTAATGAATTAAATCTAGACGACCCTGACTTAGATGAACAGCTTGAAAACGAAAAGTTTGCTCGAAACAATGAGACCAATCGAAGAAAGGTTAAGAACAAGGCAACTACATTGGTGCGAAATATTATGCGTTCCATTGACACGGGCATTATTGGAACGGCTGAGGCGTTGGATGGTTTGATGGATAGAATATCATCTCTACCAGGTGAGTTGTTTGGTGGTAGAGCTCAAGTGTTAGTAACTGATAAAATAGATGCAGCATCTAGAGAGTTTAAAAAAAGAAGGTTAGTCTTGTCTACGCTTCTTGATAAAGAAATGGCTAACTACTTGGGGGCTAACTGGAGAAAAAGAAATAAAGAGTTTAGTCAACTACAAGCAACTGGTATATATAAAAACCCCGATAGAGTTACCAAAGCGCAACAAGAATATGATAAAGATCCTAAAAGTGTAGATAAGAAACAAAGACTCGATAAGATTATAAACGAAGAGGAACTTTATCAGTCTCAAAATCAATTGTACTACATGTATAATCAGTTTAAAGATCCTGCTAACAGAGGAGCTTTTGAAGCTATGTATGGAGAACAAACTGATAGGATAATGAAAGAGATTGAAAAATTCATTGATCCTGACTTAAAAAAGTTTGCAGATTGGCAAGTCAATGTTTTATATCCAGCCTTGTACACTCACTATAATGAGGCTTATAAGAAAATATACAGAACAGACCTGCCGATGAATAAATATTATGCAGGTTATTTAGTTAGAGAAGGTACTACGCCTAATGAATTAGACTTGCTTGGTGACCAGGGCATTATGCAAACAGCAGTTGGATCGGCTTCTACTAAAGCCAGAAGTAGAAACAATAAGAAAATAGTTTATACAGACGGTACGACAGCGCTTACAAGCTACATCGATGACATGGAATATTTTTCTGCTTATTCCTCAGCTATTAGAGATATATACAAGCTTTTCAGCAACCAGTATATAAAAGACGCAATAAGAAATATACATGGGCAAAAAATAAATGATTTAATAGATGATGCAATTAAAAAGATTGCAAGCCGTGGAAAAGAAAAACATACTTTAACCGGCTTCTTAGACGGGACAAACACGGTATTTTTGATTTCACGTTTGGGGTTAAGTCCAGTTATTATGATCAAGCAGTTGACCTCTTTATTTACATATGCTAATGATATTGGTATAGGTAATTGGCTTTTATATGCTGCGAAAAACAAAAGCCAACAGCTTCAGGTTTTTAAGGAAATTAGAGATAATTCTGTATACATGCAGGATAGAAACAACAATTCTATTTTAAGACAAATTGAAAACTATAGCGAAAAAGATGCCAATAAAGTGTTACCGCTAGGCGCAAGAACTAAAGATTGGATCGTCAACTTTTTAATGGCGCAGGTTATTGTTGGTGACCGGACAGCGATCATGCTAGGGGGTGCTCCAAACTATTCTTATTACAAAGATCAGTTTAAAAAAAATAACCCCAACGCAACTGAACAAGAAGCCATTGATCATGCAATTATAAAGTTTGAAAGGGATACAAAAAGGACACAGCAGTCAAGCGACCTTCAAGATAAGGATTATTATCAGCAAAAAGGACCTCTATCAAGAGCAGCTAATATGTTCTTAACAACACCAAAGCAATATTTAAGAAAAGAAATCCAGGCTGTTAGAGGTTTGAATAGAAAACTTTTATCTTGGGATCGAACTGCAGGCAAAGGAACTGTTGGTGAAAACATACGTACATTTGTAATGTATCACATATTTATGCCTGTGTTATTCCAATATGTAACCTTAGGACTTCCTGGGCTCTTAAGAGAGTTTAGAGATGATGATGACGAAGACTTGTGGAGATCATCAATATTAGGAAACCTCAATGCATTGTTTATACTAGGGGAGGTGTTTACGATTGTAGGAGATAAAATTACTGGCAAACCTTGGACTTCGAGTAAAGATGTTGGGGTAGTGGCTATTGCAAAAAGTCTATCAGAAAGATATCAAAGAGCCGCGCGAACCAAAGATGTTCGGTTGAAAGCTCAGTACATGAATGACTTTTATCTGGAGCTGGCTCAAACCACAGGTTTACCTTTATTAACAGTAAAAAAGTTAGTTAATAATTACACTAACGTTTTAGATTCAAAAGATATGGGTGAGGCTATTCTCAGGTTATTTAACTTCTCTGAGTATGCGATCAAGGGTAAGAAAAAAAGACAAGGAAGCTCCAGGGCTTCGGATAAAGAACTCAAGATGCTATTCCCGGAGTTGTATGATGAAATAAAAATTGAGGAGGGAGATGCTGAATTAAATAAATTAGAAAAGGAAATCAAAGACATAGAGAAACAACTTCTTGAAGATTTATACAAGTAATTATGCCCTTTAAAAGTCAAGCACAACGAGCTTACATGTACAAGAACCTGCCGGAGATAGCAGCGCGGTGGGAGGAGGAGACAGTGTCAGGGTCTCTACCAAAAAGAATACATCCAAAAAAGAAAAGGCCATCATTAATTTCACAAAGGAGACGACGACGCTTGCCTAAAAGATAAGCAAGGACAGCAGGTACATCACGATAAGGGTGATGCAGATAGCGCCTACAAAATCATAATCTGGTTTATACTTCATCAGTTACAGACTCACCAACATTACGAAGTTTCTTAGTTAAATTATTTACCTCACCTCTAAGTGTGGTATATTCCTTATCCATCAAGTGTTCGTATATGTTGTTTAGTGAAGTGTGAAGCTCGCCCATGACAAAATTTATGTTCTGTATTCTTCTATTTTCAATCGGAGTTAAGTTATTCATGCTCACTAAATTATAAAAAATATATTTAACCTCTGTATATTTCACATATAAATCCTAGATCCTCTAGCTCCTTGAGCCTATACTCTTGTAGTTTCGATACCCTACCTTTTTTTGTTTTGCACTCCACAAATAAGGCAGGCTTACCCGCGTGCAGGGCCACTAGATCCGGGATTCCATTCTTGTTGGTCTTAATTAGCTTTAAGACGTAGTACCCCAGAGCTTCTAGTTGCTTAATCTTTTTGGCTTGTATCTGCTGTTCCGTCATCCCATAATTGATTATCAGTTAAATATTTTGGACACATTAATGGATAAATAAATTTATATACTCCAGAATATTTGCCCACAAACTCGTATTTTTCTATGTATCCGTAGTCTTTCATCGTTTTATTTTACAAAAACTTATTATAGTATTCTCTCCAGTCACAAGTAATTAGGTTGTACTTAGTCTTATCCGATTGATATGTTATATCTAAAATCTTCTCTTCACTCCCAATGTAACCACCTTTTAAACACTTGTTTACGGTTCGATTAAATTGAGTATGCAAATCATCAATGCAATCAGGTGGGCAAAATATGCTGCCGCCCTGTATATATCTTATCTGAGACAAAGCATGGTACTCACTATCAGTTATACTAAAATCAGGTTGATGAGAAAAAAAGGTAACCTTATTTGTTGACGCCAACAAATTAAGCTTTTCAAGGTTGGGCCATGACTTACTTTTATAATTTTGAAGATCATCTCTAAGGCCACCAGCGTCAGCCCAAATATAAAAGTCACCAGGGAAATATTTATTATCTTTTGCATCTTTAATAAATCCAAGTTTATTAAATATAATAGTATTGTACAAAGGCTTGGTCATCTCAGGGACTTGATGGACAATCTTCTTCTTAAAGTCTTCAGAGTACATTAGCATTTCAAGCCTCTTATTATACATTTTAAAGCTCGGTATGTTCCTCAAACTACACTTGATTATTTTAGTGCTAATCATAGTTGGATCAAACTCTTTACGAATTGCTATAATTTTGTCATACAATAGTTCATCAGTGTATATAACAAACTCGGCATCTAAAGACAATGTATTTTTCATCCACCATAAGTAGGTGTGATAGGATACGGTATAGGTATCCCAAGCATCTCTGCCTATATTAAATAACGAGGTCACTATTATTGGTCTTGATATCATAAGCTAAGTAAGTCTTTTTTAAAATGGTTAAGTGTATAATCTTTCTTGCCGATTACAGCTTTATATATCTGATCTTCAATCCCGCCCTGAGAGAATATCCAGTAAACATTGTTGTTAAGTCTATCTTTGGTAGTCATGCGATCACGTGACTGCCAATAGCTTGTTGCACTAAAATCAATATTGTAGTATACCAAACAGTCAGCTTGTCTAAGACTTATACCTTCCCTGCCGCTTACAATCTGCAGGGCTATACTTTTATTGCCATTTACAAAGTCATCTAGTTCTGTGGTAATGCTATCTTGGAATACCTTCTTCAATGCTAGGAGCTCCTGCTTAAACTTATAAAATATTCCGATCTTTTTATTTTTAAAACTTTTATGTATAAACTTAGCCTTACTTAGGTCTAGTATCTGTGATGATCCGCTCTCAAACTTTACAGTACCTGAGTATATCTGGTGTAGTTTCATCATTAGTTTTACAGGGGTATCAGCCAATATCACCTCATCTTTTCCTTGAACGACAAGGTCACTCTTGAGTTTATTAGCTAGGTTATACGTAAAGGGATTCATCTTAACGTGCATTACTTTCTCATTTGTCCGAACTTTGAACCCCGCCTCCTTCTGACTATAAGACAAAAAGAAAGGTTGCATGGCGTCCATAATACTTTTCTGACCCTTGGAGTAGTCACGGATACTAAGGCCGTTAATCATCCTCTGAGTTACGTTAACGTGAGTGTCGCAGAACCTATAAAAGTTTTTGTGCTCCCTAAATGGATTGCTAGGTATGGCATACACTTGATGATACATCTGACTGTATGATTCAGGGGTAGGTGTACCTGACAATAGTATGACCATAGGGTCATTCTTCTGTATAATAGTCTTAACATCCTTCGCGCGTTTGCTCGGCTTGGGGAATGCTCCTATGCCATGAGCTTCATCAAGTACTACAAGATCATATATCTTAGGTTGAATCTTATGAAGACTCTCGTAGTTTATAACTTCAATTTCAAAACTAGGATTTAACAAATTGTAGTCCGATACAATAGAACTAATAGCTTTCTTTTTAGTTATAAATAGTACGCTTTTAGCTCCCATCCCCTGGGCTATACCCATGCTAGTAAGGGTCTTGCCTGTTCTAACCTCCATAGCTAAATATACAAACCCATACTCTCCAACAACATCTATGCCTTTGGATATAATATCCTTTTGGTATTCTCTAAACTTCATATTAGCTTTGTTTGAATTTGTGCTTCGCTCCTTGGTTTCAGTCTAATCCATTTACCAGTGTTGTCCCGACCAACCTCAGCCTCAATAGAGTATGTGTATACTGAATACGCTAACATCCAATTTTTAAATTTGTAATGAGATACAGAAAACTTGGATCCGCGAGCATAGTCAGGATATGAATTAGTAAAATCATAATAGATTTCATTTAAATGAATCTTTTTGTTTACCTCTAACAACGGATTTGGTTGACTAGTATCGGTTAATCCGCACCACTCGCAGAAATCCCCGTTGGTTTGCATTATCAATCTCTTCATTTCACCGTTTACAGACTCACTTAATATCAATCCTTCTTTTAAATATAGCTGTAGATTTTTAATCATATAGTTATCAAACTTGCACCAGTCCTTATCGTCCCACTCTTCACCAAATATAAACCTACCGAAGTCATCCATTGGTGTGTACTTATCATTGTAATGAGATGCAAGTTCTAACTCCCACCTTCGTCTTGCAAATGAAGTACCTGCTCCTTTAATTGTGTAGTTAGTAGTGATAACTACCTTGGGAGATTTCGAGAATGGGATTTTAATTGCGTCCTTGTTTTTCTTTTCTAGGGTTAACCCTTCAGTAACTACACTAAACAATCTCTCAAAATCAAAATATTTTTTTACATCATCAAAGACTAGCACTTGGGTGTCAGCGGATACAAGTTGATAAGGGAATGACTTTTCAAAAGCAAAAGACTTTCCATCTATCATTACTATCTTTTTCATATGACCCACTGCTTGAAGCCATATACCTTTACCAGTCCCTCCATTGGCAGTATCAGAAATATTTTCATCGTTAAGAATAACTGCAGGGCAATAGGACATGTTTTTATGGGCGTGCATTAAATATCCAAGAGTTGACTCAAGTGTTACAACGCGATTATCATCTTTGTTTGCTATGTTCTTTACGAAAGATTTAAAATCATTTTCAGATTCATCGCATGATTCATACACCCTATTTATAACATGATCCTTCCAGACATATCCATCTAACTCTAAATAGTCAATTGCCTCAACCGAGTCCTTGGTTATTTTAACTGCACAATTTTCATAGTATAGATAAGAAGTGTCTAAGGTATCTTCAATAAAGTATATGTCAATAGTGCTAAGTAAGGTCAAAAAATCTTCTTTAAATAGCCTAGTCTGGTCAGCAAAGTAGTTATATATAGCCATGTCCTCAAGATCATGAAGATGGTTGAGAATAAAATCCTTAATATCTTTTTCTGTGGTGTGATCTATTAGGTTGTTTGTTACCTTGACAAAAACATAACTCTTTTGTCCTTCTGGACAGAATTTAAAAAATCCATTTGATTCTAAAAACCTTTTAAATATAAGGGGTATAGCTTTAACAACTCCTTTTTTACTAAGAGTCCAAAACTTCACAGAATTATTTTCTTCAGCTATTTGTATGACGGAGTCTATGACTTCTGACGCCAAGCTTGACTCCTCTAAGTGTTGGCGAATTACTTTTTTTGACTCTCCTCTTCTTAATCTCTGTTGTATATCATCTAACTTATCTTCATCCTCATAGTATTTAGTGTTGAAGTTTTTTGTGTTTGCATAGGCTGATTTTATTGTATTAGATATTTCAGTAGCATTAAAGTCTCGGCTTTGATACTGAGTAATAACTAGGGTTGCCGTTGTAGAAGAGATACCAAAGTCATTAAATGCCATCGCCAGTATAAATGCATTCTGATTGCGCTGACCCTCAGACATGGGATATTTTTTCTGCCACCACTTTACCAGGATATCAACTATCTTATTTTCATCGGTGATTGGTATTGTAGTGATTCCACTAGTAGAGTTAACTTCTTTATATTGTTTGTCCTCAAACTCCTCCCAAAGTAAAGAGTCAGTATTAACTTCAATTAACGGATCGTATGACTCATAACAAACCCTGCTTAAGTTTTTCGATGTCTTATCAAAATAATTGGATTTAAAATGTTTTTCTAATGCAATAAAGTATCCTGTATGTTTCTCAGTAATCGCAGGTATCTTTACTAAAACCTTCAGCCCTTTTCCTGATGGGGATATGAATACTGAGTATACATACTTGTTCTTTGCAAATTTAGTTTTGTCTGATAGTAACTCTTGCTTTTTTAAATAGCCATCAAAGTCTAAACAGATAAGGCCACTATGTTCAAGTAGCGACACGTCCGACCTCTTGTTAAACTTTCCACTAAAACAAATTGATGGGAGTTGTTTTTTTAGCTCATTGCGTTTTGCCTTATTATTCTCAGAACGAATAGATTTTATTAAATCTTTTGACGCTCCTTCTTTGATTCTTTTCAATATAACGTCAACATCTCTGAAGAAAGGAGAGGTCGTTGAGTTTATATCTTTAAAAATAGTGACGATTTTTGACATTTTTATGTTGGTTTTATGTTGGTTTTAGATTGCTTAGCCTTTAACTGCATTGCAAAGTGTTGAAAATGTTGGTTTTTAATCTCATTCTGTATTTGAAAAAAGTAAATATAAATAAATATATATATATATAAGTATAGAAAAACAAAATTAACATTTAACACAAAAAAAAAGGGGGAGCATAACTCCCCCTAGTTTAGTTGGGGTTAACTAAAATGGTAAATCAGGGTCAGCCTTCTCCACTTTGGGAGCTGGTGCGGGGGCAGGTGCATTGTCCTCTGGTGGCTTTACATAGGGTTCTTTTATGTTAAGCGATAATTTCTCGGCGCCAGCTTGTGTTTTACCTTTCCATGCTGAGATTTCAACTTCCTTACCATCCATGGTTGTGCCAGATCCCCTATAGTCAGGCTGGTTGCTTCCATCCTTCTTGTTGGTGTTAACAAATAAACTTCCTTTCCCGTCAGGGTGTACATACTTTTCACTCATAGTTTAAAATTTAAGATTATATATTACGTTTCTTATGTCTTCTTTCTTGTCCTTGCCATGATAGTGTTCATAGATTTGAACTGCAGATTCTACCTTCTTTTTCCCATCTAGTGCACTTTCCTCACTAACTGGGCAGACATAAATTTCATGGTAGATTTCTCCATTGTCTCCATACGCTCTTGGATTTTTGTCTATAGCTATAAACCACATCGGCTTATTAAATAACGTTTGATAGATGTAGGCTTGGGTGTCATAGAAATACTTGTTCTTGCCCAACCACACAAATTCCTGGTCGTTCTTTGCCGTTGTAGTTTTTAGGTCTATAATAATTCCTTGAGAAATGATGTCAGCCTTGGCCTTAAACGGATGACCAAATATCTCACCGACTATTGGTACCTCATACTCAGCATCCTTGTCTGTTATAAGATCTGCCACTTGTTGCTTGGCTCCCTTATACCCCTTAACGTTTAAGAGTTCGTCACGGAGTTGTTCCATCAACACTGCCTCATGCTCTAACAACGCACCAGATATGTTGCTCTCTTCAATAAATTTATTGTACTTTACCCCCCTTGTCTTAGTATCACTAAAGATTGGAAATTCTTTTGCCTTGTTTGGTTCAAGAATCAACTGGTGGAAGTACCTACCCTTTATAAAGTTCTCGTTGTCCTCCTGAACCTTACCAAACTGCTTAAATGTTTTTGGCTGGAGGTCTTGAATATTTGAGTTGGAAAGCCATTGCCTTCCAAACTCTCCGTAATAATCTTCGTCATTACGGAGTCTGTCTATTATTTGCTTATCACTAAGCTTCTTTTTGCTCATTCGTTTTTTGTTTATATTCTTCAATTGTTAAGTCATCATACGTTAATCTCAGCCAAGACTCGATTTGCTTCCAATCTTTTTTAGCTTTCAGTAATTTTTGAATGATAGGAATGTCGTCTGTAGGATCACCAGTTGGAGGGACTACTTTCTTTTTAGGTATATCCAATTTATTTACTGCCACTCGTTTAACGTCTTCTCCATATGCATCAACATCCTTGTCACTCACAATACCTAGTTGTGATGCCAATGAATATCTTTTTAAATAAGAAATTCCTGATCCAAAAGACTGATAAAGATTTTGACCCTTCATCTCCACTAAAGGAATATCTACAGAACCTGAGTCACTCTCTCCCGATTCAGCATGGAATATTGTCGTAGTCAAACACGCTTGTCCAGTATCCTTGTTGGATCCTAACTTTTGCGTGAATCCCAGTCCATGCTTTTTCATCAAAGGATTGATGGAATAAATAATTTTGGTAAGGTCAACATACTTGTATCCATACCCATCGGTGTCCTTCAATAAGACAGGGCATTCCTGTTGGAAACCTGCCAATGCTTTGTAATAATTTTTCATAGTTGGTTTAACTTTTGTGTTAATTTAAAATACTTTTTAAGAATTCCCGTTCGTCTTTCTTTTAATGAAGTCAGGCTCTTCTTGTTGTTTAAAATCTCAGGTATTTTTTTCTCTATTATATCCAATCGGTTTCTATATGACTGGAGTACCAAAGTGTAAACACCTCTTCGCCATCCCCCCTCAAATAATAAATATTCAGGTGGTGTAAGCTCTTCGTAATATTCCTTGCCTCGTGGATTAAATATTTTAATCTCGCCAGTCTCTTCATAACACATGATCTGAACGCCATGCATCATCCTAGACTCATAACCCCTCCCGTCTAAGTTGACAGAACTTGGGTCGTTCTTTGCTTGATCAAATATTTCCATAAGACTAGGCATCTACGATAGATAATTTTTGTAAGATAACTGAGTAGTCAGGATCATTAGCTATCTGTTTTTCAAGAGACAATAACGCTTGAGGAATGGTGTTAGAATAACATACATAACCATTCTCTTCCATGTACGTTTCAATAGCTTTAGTTGTTATCCCTCGATCCTTGCACAATTTGTACAAAAATTTTCTTGCATCCGAAACATCACTCTTACGATTATTAGTAAAGAGTTGCTCCTTAGTAAACCCAGTATGCTTGAGAATGTTGTCCACAAACTGGTCGAAAATGTACTGCTTCATTTGAATATATTTTTAAATAAAGGGTTAATGTTGAGGTCTGTGCTGATTGCACGACCTAAAGAGATCAAGTCATCAGAGGTAGCGATAGGTTTTAGCTTTCGCTCTCGTTCTGCTTTCTTGATAAACTCTTGGAATTGATACTCGTCATCAGCGAACGCATCAATGCTTGGGTTGTTGGTTAAACGCATTTGATTAAGATTAAATTAAATTTTCATAAAGATAATATATTTTATTGATATAAGTTTAATAAAAGATGGGTAAATTGGGTGCAGTTGGGAAAAAACCAATGTTTTTGTCTATGTGTTCCCCTAATGGGAACTTTTGTCCCCTAATGGGAAAGTAATTTTTTTTACCTTTGCCACATGGCAGAAGCTTTCCTAAAAAATAACCTATCAATCGTGCTATCTTTTTTGGTTGCAGTATTTACTGCGGGTGGTATATTCGCTGAGTTTACTGCCATCAAGAATGAACTTACTATGGTGCATGAACGTCTTGACAAAAAGATTGTTGTTATAAATAAACTTGAAGATCGTATCCTTGATATTGAAAAACAATTGGAATACGAGCGAGGTTTTATTGACGCCTCTAAATAAAAAAAGGAGAGACATCTCTGCCTCTCCTCTTACTAACAAACAACAAAAAAACTATTTCCTTGTGAACATATACTCCTGCTGGAGTTGGTTCTTGACTAATTGCAATTCCTCGTTTAGCCTTTTTATTTCTTTTCTTAGAACAACGTTGCTCTGTTTTATAAAGTCAACGTTCATTGGATCGTTTACTACGGGGTCTATTACTTTAATCATATTTAAGTTGGTTTTGGATTTTGAGTTGTTGTAGACTAAGATAAATAATTTGTCTTACTTTCTGATCATTAATCTGATAGTCTTTTTTTGTCAATGCTTTTTTATTTGCTCTTGCCATCTGTATTCTTAATAGCCTACATTTTTGGTCGTTCTTTACTAATTGCTCCCATAACTTATCATGTCTGCTTTTTTTAAGTTTGCGTTGCTTAAGTTTTAGTTTTACAAATTTGATTATGTATACAAATATTCTTTTCATAGGTCTTTGTTTACTTCGTTAATTATAATTTCATACAAATCATAACTGTTGATGTGTTCGATACTCAGCATTTCATTAGTACCATTCTCTCGAAGAGATATAGTCTGAATCCCTTTATCGTTTACTGTTGCTTCCACAAAGATATAAAGTTTTATACCCCCTCTTCGCTTGTACATCGTATTCACTACAAATGCCACATGTGTGATGTTGCCATACCCTTGTCGCTTCCCAAAGTTCTGTGTTATTCTCATATTAAAATCTATAAAATACTGTTAGTTCTTCTTGCTTTATTTTCCGTACTGTGTACAGAAGCCTTGTGTCGTCATTTTGTAAGATGAAACAGTTAGGTGTATCACTATGGTTAATAAACCCCCCCAGAGGAGTTCTAATAACCCCATACTGATCGTTTAACACATGGGTAATACCTAAGCATACCCCTGCCTCAATCTCATCGGTACAAAACAAACCTAACCCCTCGATATCACTTTCCTTTATCGTCAAGTGATCAGTCAGAGGTCGGTAGTTGTTCTTCTTAATCATCATATGGTTAAAGTTCAGCAGTAAAATTACAATAATCATCTTCTGGGTTATCGTCAAAGTAATCCTTAACTTGTTTTCCTAAACGATAGTCAGCGTACTCAGATAAATCTTCTTCTGTAACATTGTATTGTTTCTGAATCTCACCATTGTAACCCTCGTTTTCATCAAACATTTTGTTTACCCTTTCAATCGAACCCTTATCAATTGAATCTAGTTCCTTGACTATATCATCATACTTATCTCTACTGATTTCATAATCAATATAGCTTGGTTCCGCTTCTTCTGCACCGAATCTTTCATGTGCATTGCTTGACTGTACTGCGAACATAAACTTTCCGTCTACATCGCCATTATAATATCTTCCCATTTTAATGTTGGTTAAATTATTGAGCATTATTACTCGTGGATAGGGAGGAATCGAACCTCCCAACGCACCATGCTATCCTTTCATTTTATTTGTTTTATAATGTTTATAACTGCTTTATATACTTCATCTATGTTGGTAGTAAGCAATGCATCATTTAAACAGAAACTTAAATCATCCCAATTATCATCTTCCATAAGCCTATCAAAACATTTTTCTACTACCGCCATCAGCCAATCCCATGAGGAGTGATATTTAAGTTCATCAAATGTATTGCCATCTGAATTAAATTTTATGGTCTCTAAGTTGTCATACCAACCCAAGTTAGTTTGTTGAAACCCCATAAATTCTGCTATAAGTTTATTGTCTTTCATTTTATTTAAAGTTTTATGTTTCTTTCGTTTTCTGTTTTATACCATTCAACATGAACAACATCATTGTTGAACATATTGTCTGTATCAAAATCTTCCGTAGGAACGTCATAATAATATATTCCATACAACAAACCATTGTTGTTGCCATTTTTAAATGCTCTTTCTTGTTCATAATGAACTGCTAATTTTACAATCATTTTATTTAAAGTTTATAAATTGTTGGTGTACATACTCTTCAGGATCAGGAGATAGAATATGTACTTCCGAATCGATAACGCCATCATCGATGACTTTGGTCATTAGGCTTACATCATATCCCGTTGAGTCCATGATCGCTATCTCTTTGGTCTTGTTGTCATTGGTATACTCCCATACCATATAGCTATCCCCATTGTAGGAGATAGCTTTTTCTATGACTTTCGTGTTAACTATTATTTTCATTTTATAAATTATCTAATGCGTGATCTGTGATCTCATCATAATCATATCCCCACTCTCGGAGAAGTGCATAAAGGTTTTCGTAATAAAATTTTACTCCTTTAGTTTTGTCAGATTCGTGTATCCAAATTGGATTGTTTCCATCTTCAGCAAATCGAATTAGAATTGATTTGTAAAAATTAAGTTCAGCATCCCCTTCCAATTTTACCTCTATCTCTCTGGTTTCGCAGTTAGATATTACTTCAAAGTTGTTTTCTGTTATTGTTTTCATTTTATTTATTTTTATATATTTATTTTAAAGTTTCTTTTATTAATTTTATTTTTAATTCGTTTGATAAATTTTTAGATTTTATAATTTCAACAATAGTATAATATTCGCCATTGTAAAAAATATTGTGTAAAGATTTA